GCCTAACTCGTTATCATAGGTATTGTATAACCAGTGTACGTCAGCTTTAGCAATAAAAAATCCTTCTGCCAGACTACCGAATAATCCACTGTAGCCGTGCAATTCTTGCAGTATCGTATTGCCCAGACTAAAAGCGTCTGTCATAGCTTTGCAAAATATCGAGGTCTGAAAGATCGGGGTGTCGATACCTTTATTATCCTGAGTCTGTCCAGTGTACACGGGCTGATGGACGTTCCGCAGTTGCCACGTTATGAACTTTTCTTCTGTTGCCCAATTTCTGTTGAAGTTAGCATAAACAGGAACGGGATCGACAATCGCGGCAAGTTGATACTGTATAGCTTGGGCGTACACATACGGATTATTCTGGGTTGTCATACAGGAGTCTCCGGGTCGTTGCGATAGCAGATATAAGTCACCTTCATCCGATCATTCGATTCCCTAATGTCCGTAATTCTCCAATCAAATCCGCGCCAAGTAATGCTATACAAATTCTGATTATCTACGATCTCCTTATTGTTCGGAGTGTAATTAACCGTGATCTTTACTAAGTCTTGATAGACTCTATATCTCTCGCTTATCCGCAATGAATTAGCTACATCCGCTACCAGCCCTCGCGTCTCGAACCACGGGGTAATCGTGGTCGTATATTCCCCAACTGTATCAACCCCGTTGGTGACGTTATTAATCGTGAGGTTCTCATAACGAACGATAGTCATTACATGACCAGCGGTTTATATGGACGCAGTAAAGTATCCACGCCCCAACTAATCATTTGGGTGGTACTCATCGCCCCATTTGTACTCGCGCTTCTATTGTTATAAATGTGCGTAAGAAGCATCAATCCAGCCTGTTTGACTACTGGATAAAATGCTATAGGGTTAGCGTTCTGCGTGTAGGTAACTATGATCGGATTAGCAAAGGTCTGATTAAGCGTGGTAGGTATTGCTGATACCACAACTCTATTCCCTGTCTGATCGTAGAAATAGTTAGTCGCTGCCAGAGTAATTGGTGCATTACTGTCTACCCCGTAATAGCTAACTGAGTTAACTGTTACCCCTGCCGATCCAATTGATACTTCTGGCAAGTCGAGATATAAAGCCGTTCCATACACGCCAGAATTACCGTAGTACACTCGGAACTGCGTGCTGAATATAGCCATCCCTAAATAATCTTCAATGGCGAATCGAGTTGCTAGTTCGATGCTTTCGAGATAAGCATCCTGAGATTCGTCTTGAAATAGGTTTAGCTGTTGGGTAATTTCCTCAAGCGAAAGCCATTGAGTTACCGTATCCCGTGCAATCTGCTCTACTTTAGCGTAGTTATAGGGGTTTCGGTTCGACCCGAAGAACTCCCCTAATGTCATATTCTCGACTGCCATAGTTTACCCCTATGCTGGACAATTCAACCGCACACCAGCGAACACATCACGAATGGTAGAACATACGCGCTTCTCAGCGTACAGAGAAATGAATCCGGGCTGATACTGTTCAAGACGTTGAATACTCATCATCTCGTTATCAGCGATAGTCATAAACTGATCCCAAGCCGCTAGATAGATTGGCATCTTGTACGCGCCATACTGATCCATATATGGGTTAGGCATTACATGGAATCCGAATATACTGCATAGCGAACCACCATCATCATCACCTGATTCAAATAGAACTGGGAATCCAGCGGTGTCTTTTAATTGCCTAAACAATTGGATTGTGTTCGGGTGCATCATCCAAGCCATATTTGGACTCATCCAATATTGAGAAGGTAGCGCGGCAGCTAGAGTAGTCAAATCGTTATATGCCACAACAGTTTTAGAACTTGCTGTTACAGCCTTCATAACGTGCCGTCCATTCGTTTCTGATGAACCGCTTGTACCGAAAGATGCCGTTGCTCCATCGCTATAGAAATTCAATCCACGCAATCCGCTTGCGCCACCTGTTTGTGGTGTAGGAGTAGATTGATTAGACAGATCGTTATTAAACATCATAGACAGGGCTTCTTGCTGTGCGAATTCTAAAGCCATATCCGATACAATGGTTTCATCTAACCCATTAATGTCTGACATAATCGCCGTCCGAACTGGCACAACCGCATTAATAGATTTTTGAGATATTTGCCAGAATGAGGTTGCATAGTTTCCCACGTCATTCTTGATACTGTAGCCCCACGGGTTTGTGGTTCCAGTTTGGATAACTGTAGCGTTACCTGTCTTAACTACAAAGGCTTCTTCCGATCCTATAGTGGTGATTTCGCGTGCGCCACACATACGGAAAGGGTTGCCATATCTTAATGGTGCAAAGGCTTGATCGTAAATAACGCGACCACCGACACCAGTACCAGAACCCGTAAGTCCGGCTGCTTCCTTCAAACTAACATCAGCCCGACCCTCGGACAATGCTGTTTTTACTGCTTCGAGAATTAGGCTCATGTGAGTTTCCTTTAAATTGGAAAGACGGGGGATTTCTCCCCCGCGTTTTCTTAGTCGTTAGCCGTATAGGTTGAACGGTAACGGATAATGCTGAAAGGATCAACCACGCTGGTACATAGACGTTTCTCGCCGAAGAAAGTAATAAATCCGGGGAGAGTCTGATCGTACCTACGGAGAACCATATTCAAACGATCGACGATGGTATGTCCGCGTGACCAGTCACCAAAATACATTGGGTACAGGTTATTTTTGTTTACGCCAGCGTAGCTAGGTGTATCCAGATACTTGTTTACAACAACATCAAATCCACACAAGCGACCTACGATTCCGTCTGTTTCCAGAGGACTCATACGCTCGAATACTGGCGTGCCGTTGTCATCGGTCAATCCGCGAATCTGTGAGAGCAAGATTGGATTGATAACGAAACGTGCAGAGGTTGTCCAATACTGTTGTGGCAAAGCATAGATGAAGTTAATAACGTCCTTGTACTGGATGTTTGCTGCACCTGCGGCGTTGCCATTCGTTACCAACTGATCGTAGGTAGCGATGCTAGACAATCCACTGCTAGAGCCTGTACCGCTTGTTCCGTATGCAGCCGTAGTGGTTACACCCGGAGCGTAGGCACCGTTGCCACCAGCGTACTGATTCAGACCGCGCAGACCATTGATACCACCAGTTGCAGCGATTACGCCAGCATCGGAACTTTGGTCATCATTCTGGATCATTGAGATACCTTCTTGCTCACTAAACTCGACCAACATATCTGAGACTACGTTGCTTTCCAGACCGTCAATATCGTCCAATGCAGCGGTACGCAATGGGAACTGAACATTAATATCTTGCAAAGTTAATTGCCAGATATTGGTTGCGACTGTGGTAGCCGATCCGTTGTTCTGGATAGGATAGCCCCAAGCTGGACCAGTGTTGCCAATTTTGGCGCGAAATTGATAGGTAGAACCATCAGTTGCAACGGTGCGTGATACGCCGCGCATAGGGTTAGCCAAGCGCAATGCAACGAATACAGGATCATAGGCAGTACGACCGCCGACCCCTGCACCAGAACCCTGTAGGCCAGCGGCTTCTTTTAAGAAAGCGTCATACTGGGAATCGCTCTCGAACAGGCTAATTTCTTTTTCCATCCGGCTACTAGACTTCGTGAAGTCGCTCAGTTGTTCCTTGACTCTGCGGTTCACATCTTGCGAGACGGTCTTAGCTTTAGGCTGAATGATCGAAGGGATTTGGATAGATGCAACCTTAGCTTCTAGGGCTGCGACTTTCTCATCGACCTCGGCGCGTACAGCTTCCAGAGATACGTTTACTTCGCTCTTGATTTCTTCGATCTTAGCGGTATTAGCTGCTTCGATATGGTCTAGCTTCTCGATAACTTCGTTCATTTTAATTTCCTTTATTTAAGACGTTGGGATAATGCCTTCAGCAATTCTCGCTCTTTTAGGGCTTTAAGAATTTCGTCGGCTTGCTTTGTTGCCACCGCATCAGGCTCCCCCTGAGTTGGTTGAGTGTCAAGATTTTTATGGAGGGCTTCCCGCGCATCCACTATTTTCTTGAATACCATAGATGCGGTGGTCGCATCTTTTCGCGTTAACCCTGCTTCCCGCAGAGTCTTTTCGATTACTCGAATCATTAGTTGTCCTTCAGCATTAAATGCTTCCAGCCTACTGATTTCTGAATTAGGATTATTAGGATACATTACGACAGAAACTTCCCGCAGACCGCCTTTAGTAATTCTAAAGTAGCCGTCAGCCTCTTTGGTTGGGTTGCCTTCTTCATCAACCAACGCCGCTTCTTCAGCAAACGCGCCGACAGAGACACCACCAAACATATTGGGAGATTCTTTTAGAACGGAATGAAGATCAGAGCCGCCGACCGTATTCATGTAGATTTGGCCTTTAGCGGTCATCCCTTCTTCATCAAAAGAAAATTCTGTCCACTGTCCGACAGGCATACCGCTGTCATTGTGGTTTAGGAACATAGGTAAAGGCTTATCCCCTGCCGCGAATTCTTCTGCCCATTGAGCAAAGCCTTCTGGCTGATAATTAAATCGCCGCCCATCTAGCCCTTCTCTCGCACCCCAAGTAGTAGCACGAGCCTCTATAGAGCCTCTATTGCCGCTGCCTGACTCGTTTTCGTTTAGGCTTAGTTTCGCTTCGCAAACCAGCATCAGATTTTTCATTGACTGCCCCATTGTTTATAGATTGATTATTATCTTTTATTATATGTGGCTGCTCAAGAACTACCGGAATAATAATATCTGGCTTCCGTACTTGTCTAGCAAATAAACCTAGTATCTTATCAAGGATGCTCATGTTTTTCCTATGTTCATCTTGCTCGTTTGGTTCCCACCGCCACCACCTGTATCTTGTGGGCTTGTTCCATCTATCATACCACCACTTGCGTTCTGTGTTAACTGATCTCCACCAGCGACCATATCCATATTTAAATATTCTCTAGCTTCGTTCGGGGTGAATATGCCATTAGAGACACCAGCTACCACAAAATTCATTTGATCTAGGGCTGCACCCTTTAAGAAGTCTTTTGTGTCGAATCTGATCGAGAGGTTAGGGTAGCCCTTTAATAGATGCTGCTTCAATTTCTGCTCTATGTTTATTATCATAGGATACATAGTTGTTTTGTAGAACTCATCCAGTAGCGTCTGCGTGTTATTGAACTTCCCGTCTGATACCCCTAGCATTTGTGGCGGGACACCGAATAGACCGCATATACGCTTCATAGTCTGAATCTTTAATTCGGCAGTCTGCGCGTCTTGCAGAGTTAACATATCGACCGGGGTATATTGCATCCCCTGATCTAATAGCATCCCCTGACCTGCTTTGCTCAAGTCTGAGTTCCTACTTCCAGTCATTGCGTTCCAAGTCTCTTTAAGGCGGCTTGCTACTTCTTTATACTTTGCGTCTGGGATAACTTGATCGGTCGTAAATATGCCGGAGGGCTTTGCGCCGTTCTGCATAATGAAGTTTGCGTAAACGTCTATATCTTGATCGAGTGCGACTAACTCGGTCGCTAGGATGCCCTTGTTAAAGCCTGACGATCCCTGCCACGGGGCTTCTTTAATGTGCATCACTTGATGCGATTCTAGCGGCTGATCTTTGCTGAACCCGTAACTCGGAGTGGATAGACGGTATGAAGGGTATCGGGTAGGATTCAGAATAACCGTGATGAGGGTCGAATCCAACATATACATTTCTAGCGGGGTCGATAGACTATCCTTCTGGTCTTTTCTCCACCATAGCGTGAACGACTCGCCGCTTATGTCTTGCCACATACACCACTGATACCAGAACTCGTACTGACTCTGAAAGTTATTAGGGTTCGTTAGCAATG